GTCTTTATAGACGAGCAATGCGCAACGGATTGCTATTTCGACACGCTGCTCAGTAGAAATGACAGGCAGATCGATCTTGCGCAGCGTAGTGAGCGTTTTAACTCCGCACTTGAGTTGCCCTTCGCGTGCGACGATTTCTCCTTCCGCCTCCCAAAGCTGCGGATCTTTTAGATTGGCCTGGATTGGGTTCATGAACGCAGCGAGCAATGGGTGCTCATAGGCATGGATTACGCCATCGGTGCATAGGCCTCCATAACCATAGGCGGTATGGGTGACGCCTTCACCCCACTGTGTCTCGTTTCGCATTCCGCGCCGCGTGTATCCTTCCTTGTCTGTGAGCTTGTAGAGTTTCATTGCATTCCTCTCTGCAGGATATTAATCGACATACCTTTTATGCGCAACAACCCAACAATAAACGATTCTGCGAATTCCTTAGTTGACCACAGATTGGATAATGGAGAGCAGGTCGATTGCCGCCGCCGCCTCCGCCGCCTCCGCCGCCGCCTCCCACGCCGCCGCCGCCGCCGCCTCCGCCTCCGCCTCCCACGCTGCCTCCGCCTCCGCCTCCTCCCACGCCGCCGCCTCCCACGCCGCCGCCGCCGCCGCCTCCGCCGCCGCCCACGCCGCCCTCGCCGCCGCCTTCGCCGCCGCCGCCTCCGCCTCCGCCGCCTCCGCCGCCGCCGCCGCCTCCGCCGATCTGTCTTTTCCGGAAATCCAATTCTCTGCCCATTGGAGAAAATTGGGGTCTTTATAGACGAGCAATGCGCAACGGATTGCTATTTCGACACGCTGCTCAGTAGAAATGACAGGCAGATCGATCTTGCGCAGCGTAGTGAGCGTTTTAACTCCGCACTTGAGTTGCCCTTCGCGTACGACGACTTCTCCTTCGGCTTCCCATAGTTGCGGATCTTTCAGATTAGCGTGACTCGAATTCATGAATGCAGCGAGCAGCGGGTGCTCGTATGCATGGATTACGCCATCGGTGCATAGGCCTCCAGTACCGGATGCTGTGTGCGCGATGCCAGCACCCCACTGCGTCTCATTCTCCATCCCGCGCCGCGTATAGCCGTCCTGATCGGTAAGTTTGTAGAGTTTCACTTTAATGATTCTCCTTGTCGATTAGGATTATCGACATACCTTTTCAGGAATGCAAGGATTATTTTCCGCAAATGCGATTATTCTGTGAAAATCTCCCGGGAGCCCATTCTGAGCCTATTTATGATGGTCTTCGCAGTGCAACCAGAAACGGGAACGAAGGGACGAGGAAAGGCCCTGCGGACTCCTCGGCAGCTCCAGGAGAAGATTGTGGCGTGCATGTGGGGATATTTGTCCCGCTTGGCGCCAGAGGAGCGCAGAGGCGTATACGATGCGGTCTGTACTGAGATTGAGGCGAGGCTTGCGCCAGCCGTCCAGAAAAAGAGATCGAAAGCGGCCTGATTTTATTTGCATTATTTATCGATCTCTGGCAATCTGTTTTTGGCCCGAGAATCCAGCCCGGGGTGAGATGTTGGTAGCGTCTTGCCCCAATCCCCTACCAGGGAGGCTTGATTAAAGGCTGGATTCCGAAACTAAACGGGCATCAACCCCTTTATTTTCCCATCCATTTCAACGCAGTTTGCAACGGGAATTGTTGCCCGGAGTTGCTGCCGCCTGCCCTTGTGGGTTGCGTCGCCGCTCAAGCCTTCCGGAATCCAGCATTCAAGGTTTGAGATGCTGTAGTTTAAACAGGAGAGATCGAGAGCGCTCGAAAGGATAAACGAAATGGGAAAAAGACCAGGTCGTAAAATTCTTTGCAATTTATGCAATCACACTACCGTGGAAGGTGCTCCGCGTGTGATGAAGTTCCTGCTGTTTTTCTTCTGCCCGAAATGTTGGCAAGATAGAAGGAAATGCGAGGAGTTTATGAGGAGTATTGCGCATGGCTAATGGGAAGCAAAAACCAAAGCGCAACATGAACATAAACTGGGGCAAGCCGATGCCTGTAGTCGGCGTCGGCACGCCCACCCGCTGGGATATACTGCTCAAGCGCCTCGGCATTACGGAGATCGAAGCAATCAACCACCCCGTTGCCAAGCAGTGGGCCCGGCAGCATCGCAACAGCGCCTATATCCCTGAGGAGATCCTTAAAGCTTGGGGATTGGATAGCGCAGGAAGGGATTAAAACATGGAACAACCAATTCAGCAAATGCTATTAGAGATGCACATCGAAGTTCTAGAAAAGAAGATTTCGATTGCTACTAATGCGCTAAAGGGGTTGCAGGGATTACTGCAACTTCTCATGGGCCGAGCTGATGTCCCAGAGGAAGTTAAGGCAGCGTATAAGGAAAATCATCGCTGGATAGCTGCCGAGCACGCCTTGCAAGAATGTGAAGGAAAGGAGAACCATGGATAACCGGAAGATTTATAAAGCCTGCGCAGACGGGGACATAATCTACATCGGCGGGAACAATGAAGATGATGCGTACGTCCGTATATGTAACTTCTTTGGATACATTCCAAGATATCTTGTGAAACTGGTCGAAGTTCCCGGCGTGCCAGACGGAGAGGAGTTAATGTGATGGATAAGCATCAGTTTGTTTCTTTAGTCAGGCGACCTGGATTTTGCAAATTCTGTGGGGGCAACAGAGAGGCGCATTACTCTATCGGTAATAAAAATCCTGGTATTCATATCGACTGGGTGCGCGGCGACGTCGAGATTCAACGCAGCTCGCTTATTGATTTAGTCTCCTTTCGGAATGGAACCTGCGAGTCTGCGATATTTTTCGGGACCGCAATAAGATCCCGCGAAGACATGGGATTGGTCAATGAAGTTTCAGTGGCTTACTCGTGCAATGCGGCACATGGGCACGCATCGCCGTGACGCCGAAGTTCTTCCCGCACCATTGGCACGGGTGTGGTTTCGCCGGCCTTCCGCCGCGCCTGGTCTTACGCATGGCGTTTAGCGCACGGGCCGCTGCCGTTGAGTCGAGAATCATGCTATATCCCTCTCAACGATCCAACATGTGTTTTATCGAACGATTTTGGATACCCAAACCATTCTCCGTCATCGGGAAGAAGATTTGCAGCATATCCTCTATATCGCCCCAATATCAACCCTGAGTGCACTCCGATAACATCGAAATACACATATTCTTCCGGATGCACGCGGGCGTAAATCTCCCGCGATACCGGACCAACTTTTTCTATTGTTGCTTCCATTTTGCTTCCCTCCATGCGGCTATGCCGCTAGCTACTCGACTGCATACAGCCACCCATTGACGCGGATGTACTCTTGAGCATCCACATCCCAAGCTCTAAAAGTATCGTCCAGGTCGGTATCTGGCTTCACGAGGAGGTACATCTCGTGATCGGTAGCAGTAGCTACGATCCCCCTCGTATACCCTTGCTCTCTTGCTGCGTTATCGCTCATATCTCACTCCTCGATTCCGTATTGCTCCGCGATGTCTGCAGGGACCATCGACAGAATTGTTTGCACTTCGCGCTCACCAACATCCATCGCGTCTTCGCAGATCTCTTCCCATTCCTGCTCCAGTTCCGGACAGAGATCGAACAGATCGACACATGGCAATTCGGTAAGTCCGCGCTCGAGCATCAGCCATGCCGCCCGACGATGCACCCCGGTAACCTGGATACTTCCGAGCAGTACCACGGGAGCACCGATGTAGCCATTGGCCTCCATGCTGAGAGCAATGGAGGCCACTTTCTCCTGATCTTTTACTTCGTGGCGCGGATAGCAATCTTGTGCTGTCATAACCTCACCTCACTGATGTTTGGGCGGCTTCCGCGCCGCCCCTGAGACTGTCAGTGCCTCACGCCAACTCACTAATCGCCTTGCCACATCATCAAGCTACGTACGAGTTGGTAACGCCTCACTTGATGTACCACATTTCTAAGATGTGACTGTATTACTCTAGGGATTGACATCGCAAAAACGCGAAATGCTACCCTAATGCCGTTCCCAAAGCTGGGAACTCGCTGGAATGTCAGTAGCGGTATCCGGACGATAAACAGGAGGAAAGCATGTCACATCTGATTCAATTCCCCGCCGGCAGATCTCTCGCAATCCAATCTGCAGTCCACCGCAACCTCGCGAAGGTCGCTGCCGAGTCTAATCCCGATACCGTTCGCCCGAAATTCAACGGAGCTGGCTGCGGATACAAGAAAATCTGCGCCTGGTGCGGGTCCAAAATCGAACCCTCCGACACCGTCTGCTGGAATTGCAGAGGCCGCATACGATGAACAATTCTCAAATCCATCAATCCTCTGATTTTAATAGAGATAAAGAGCAAGATCGCTGCCTTTACTGCAATCATCCCGATGATCACTACATCACCTGCCAGGAAATGATTGGCTGCGTCCTCTGCGCCAGAGTAAAGTGCGATTGCCTCAATTTGTCGACCTCGGAGGATTAAAAGCGCTACACTCATCCTGTGGCGAAGAAGACGATCAACATTCTCAACAAGTCCTCGCATCGAGGCGCAGCTGCCAAAATCCGCAAACTCAAGCTCAAGTATCCGGAGCTCAGTAATGCAGAGATCGGTCGCACAGTAGGCTGCACGGAAGGCAATGTCCGATCTGTGCTACGTCAATTTTTGCGCGATGCTACAGAATCAGACCTCCGCGACTATCAAGCCAACAAGGCAGACGTGTTTGACGCTCTCGGACTACAATTATTACAATCACTTACGCCCTCCAAGCTTGAAAAGGCCAGCGCTCTACAAGCGGTCACGGCGGCGGCAATCCTGCAGGACAAGACGCAGGTGCTCCGGGGCCAGGCGACCAGCATTAATGTGACGGTGCTGATGGACGTAGTCGAGGCTATACGCGCGAGGAGGGATGGTCGAGATGGCTAAAGTGTCAGAATCTCCAGATGGCATACTCCTCTTCCGCTGTCCTGGGTGCGGCGATTATCACTCTGTTTGTGTCGAGGGGCCAGGGTGGACGTGGAATAGGAGCGTCGACTCGCCAACTCTCTCCCCGAGCATATTGGTTCGATCTGGTCATTATCTCCCTGGCCATAGACCTGGAGACAGTTGCTGGTGCACATACAATGCCGAGCACCCAGAGCATATCGGAAAATCTTTTATTTGTGTGATATGCCATTCTTTCGTCACGGATGGCAAGATTCAGTTCCTGCCGGATTGCACTCATGCGCTTGCTGGGCATACTGTAGATCTTCCGGAGTGGGAGCGAGAGATGCACTCCTCTTAACCGTTAAGTGTTCCACGTGCAACATTGAATCGCGCTCGGGCAAGCATGCTTTTTCCCTGGGCCCCCATGCCCCCATGCGCGACGGGCGGGCGACGGCGTGTACTATCCCCAAAACAGATTTTTCAGTAAAAGGGGGAGTAGTATATCTCCAAGATGCCAGAAACTCATAAAGATAAGGCGCTTGTGTAATGGCAAAGAGAGCGGAAAAGCCTATTCCGGATTTGCTCGAAGGATATTCAAAGGAAGACCCCGAGAGCCTTTCGAAGGTCGAGGCAAGAGTCCAGGAGTATTTAAAGCTGGCATTCCTGGAGATGGGGCCGACGCAGGAACGTTTCGTCAGGGTTAAGAACCATCGCGGAAGGATGCCGCGTACAAGGCTGTTTGAGGGCGCGAATCAGTCCGGGAAAAGCACGATAGGCGTAGCGGAGGATATCGCACATGCGATGGGGTTCCGTCCCTGGCTTTCGAAAGACGATCCCGATTACAAGATTCCTATCCGGGTACCCAATGTCGGCATGATTGGATGCGAGGTAGCCGGTCAGACTCTGGCGCAGAATATCGAACCGAAGTTTATGGAACTTGTCCCGAATTATTGCTCTCCTCAGCCCACCCGTTACTCGGATGGTTCTCTGAAAAGCATGACGCTGACATATGACTTCAATGGAAACTATTGCGGTTCGACTATTCATTTCCGGTCATACGTTCAGCAGGCGGATACATTTGAAGGCGTAGTCTTTGACTGGCTGCACTGGGACGAGCCGCCACCGCGGCCAATTCTGAACGCAGCCGAACGCGGGAAGATGAGGACGAATGCTCCTTCCTGGCTGACAATGACCCCCCTCAAAGAGCCATATATCTACGACATCTTTACCCTTAAAGCGTTCAATAACGGGGGAGATGACGATGAGATCGCCATCTTCCGGTGCTCGGTATGGGAGAACTGTCAGGATTGGTGCCGGAACTGCAACCTGATGATTCCTGAAAATGATCCGGATAAGCTTGAGCCGGGCCAGGTAAGGCCGAAAAGCCGCTGTCCGAATTGCAATAAAGTGATGGGATTTATGCCTCGTGCCGGCATCGAGAATTATCTCAAGAAGATCACTGATCCTGACGAGCGCGAGGCCCGCGAAGAAGGGAAATGGAAACATCTTTCCGGATTGATATACAAGGAGTTGGATAGGTCGGTCCATCTCTACAAGGATTTTGAGATTCCGCAGGACTGGATGAGGATAGAAGTGATTGACCCGCATGACAGGAAGCCTACCCGCTGGTTGTTTGGCGCTGTCTCTCCGGAAGAAATCACGATCAATGGAAAGTCCGCAAACCGGATCTACTGGTATACGTACCTGTTGCTGTCGGGGAACATCGACAAAATCGCCCAGGCGGTGAAGGTAAGGCGAGCGGAGAATCGTTATCGTGAACCGGCATTCGTGATCATTGATGCCAAATTCGGCGCCGCCCACAAGCCTAGTCATGGGATCGAGCAGACGTCCTGGCAGGAGGAATTAGAGAAGTCTGGAATCAATCACATCATCCTTTCGCATTCTTCGCCTGGCGATATTGGTTTGGGACACAAGCGCGTCAAAGAATACCTGGCTCCGCACTATTCCCCGGTAAAAGACAAGACGTTTCCCGGGATGCTCTTTGCGCTAGAGGGATGCAGCGGCGATCGGGGCCCCACTCAGGACATGTGGAATTATCAATGGGACAAAGACAAGCCGGAAAGTCCAGATGAAGCATACAAGGACTTCTGCGACTGCGTGCGTTATGCCGCTCTAGAACAGCCGGCTTATCGGCGTCCGGAACCGGAAATCGATATGGAGCTGGCGAAAATGTTGATAAACAAAGATAATCATGACGTTAGCTCGAACCCGCTGTACTATGGTTTGAGCATGAAGAGGTAGCGTATGGCACCGATCATTCCGTTCTTGCCTCTGATAGCAGCAGGCGTAGGAGCGGCCACTACTGCCGTGGCATTGGCCGAGCAGCCATCTTTACCGACAGCTACGCAGCCTACCAGCACGCAATCCACTTCAACGCAGGCTCAGGTTTCCGATGCGGCGGCTCAGGCTCAGGCGGCCAATCTTGCCCAGCGCCGGGGTCTGGCTTCGACGATCCTTACCAGTCCGATGGGTGCCGCTTCCGCCGTAACGACCAAGCCTACATTGGGAGCATAGATGCCATATCCCTTCACAGGTTCAAGGCAGTTCCTTAACGAGAAAGGATATTCTCCTTCGAATCTTGGCGACAGAAGCGAAGAGCAAAAGGCAAAAGACTGCCTGAAATATCTTCTGGTTCTTGCTGAACAGAGAATTTTCTGGGAACCGATGATCGATAACATCATCGCGTATGTGAACCACGGACGAAGGTTTATCACGGATCGCGATCTATGGGACGGGCAGCAGACCGGTCAGTTTGTCTATGACGACACGGCAATGCTGGCCCGTAATCTCCTGGTAGACGGCATGGTGGGCTACCTGTGCTCCCGCAATCAGCCATGGTTCGCCTTGGAGCTTCCCGGGAAGTTCAATTTCCCCCGTACAAGCATGATGCGTAGCTGGACCGGACAGAGAATAGACTCCTATCCGCAGGTACAGCAGTGGCTCCAAGATTGCGCCACGGTCATGTACTCGGCTTTCAATCGATCGAATTTCTATGATGTCGTGACTGAATTCATCTCTGATGGCGCCAGCTTCGGAACTGCGGAGCTTTTGGTCGAGGAAAATATCGAACAGGCGTCGATCAACTTCATGGTTCCGCACTTCCGGGAATGCTTCATTGCCGAAAACCAATTCAAGAAGGTCGACACGGTTTACCGGGTCTACAAGATGACATTGCGCCAGTTGGCGCAGAAGTTTGGCTGGAAAGAGATGTGCGATATCGAGCCAAACTTCAATCAGGACTATACCTCGAACATGTACCAGGAGCGAGACGTTCTGCATGCCATCTATCCCCGCCAGGATTACCAGCCGTGGCGCATTGACGCCAAAGGGAAAAAGTGGGAATCGGTTTGGGTCTATTGCCGTGGCGGGAAAATACTGAATGCCGGCGGCAAGGGGCAGAGCCCATCTCTCGCCAACAGCAAAGATTCGATAGCCAAAGAAAGCGGCTACGATTCCATGCCGATGATTACCTGGCGCTGGCGCGTCAACTCGGATGAAGTTTACGGTCGCGGCCCTTCGCATGATGCTTTTGTCTCGATCGCGCAGTTGAATCAGATGGCACGTACCAATCTGATTACCGCCCAGCGGGCCGCAGAGCCTCCCCTGGTAGCCTATTCGGATATGCGGGGCGCTATCCAGAGAGGCCCCAACGGCATTACGTACGTCGAGGCGAACCGCGGCGACTTGAGAGCGAGAATGCCGCAGCCCCTGCACACCGGAGTGCAGAACCTGCCATTCAATCTTGAATATCAGGACCGGGTCCGGCAGGTGGTGAATCAGTATTTCCATACCGATGTTTTCATGATGATGAGCCAGCTCGCCCAGGCGGGAAACAGCGAACGCATGGTTGTAGAACAGGTGCTGGAACTCCAGGGAGAGAAGGCGGCGATTCTGGGAACCCGCGTAGGGAATCTTCAGTCGGAAGCTTTTGACCCTCTCATCAATCGCGTCTATTCGATCGAAGCCTCGGCCGGTCGGATTCCAGATCCTCCGGATATTCTTCTTGAATCGATTCATGGACCTGTGCAAGTGCAGTATCTCGGTCCCCTGGCTCAGGCGCAGACGCGTCTGACTACGGTTCGCAGTATCGATGGATTTCTGAGCGAGGTCACGAAACTGGCCCAGGTCGATCCCTCGATCATTCATGCCATCAATGCGCCTTATATCCTCAGGGTGCTTCGAGATGCCGTTAACGCTCCAGTGGGATGCGTATACGACGAAAAGACCTTTGCCGCTATCATGATGAACCTGCAGAAGCATGCCGCGCAGCAGCAGCAGGCTGAAGAAATTCCCAAGCTAGCGAAGGCGGCGGCGGCGCTTTCGAAGGCTCCGCAGTCGGGAAGCATCCTCAAAGAATTGATGGGAGGAGAGAATGCCTGAAGAAAAGACCGAGGAGCAGCTTGCCAGGGAGATGCAGCAACGGTACAAGAATGTCTTCGGCAGTGCTGAGGGAAGAATTGTTCTTGGCGATATCCTGTTTACTCTCGGTCATTTCGGAGATACGATTGACCCGACAGATCCTGTCGCCATGACGGAAATGGAATTCGCCGTCACGATCGCTCGTACGGCAGGCGCATTTGACGATCTTTACCGTAAGCTTGGGTTAGGAAAGGAATAAAATGGCAAACCCGACAGCACCTTATTTCGACAACGTACGCTGGCCTGGCGCTGATGGCCTCAGAGTTCCGCAAGAGGCTGGATCGGCTACTCTTGCGGTAACCAGCTATCAGTCTACAGCGGCGCAAAGCGGCAGTTCTCTGACACTGAATGCCATACAGATGAATGCCTCCGTGCTGTTCATCGGATCGATGAGTTCGACGACTAACAACACGGTTTCTCTACCCGCCGCCATTCCAGGGGCCGTATTTCTGTTCAAAAACAACTCCGGATCGGCTTGCACGTTTAAGGTTTCAGGTGCCACTGGAGTATCGGTGGCCAACGGTAGCCATGCAATACTGGCCTGCAATTCAACCGACATCGAGCAGTTCGGAGCAAGCTTCTAATGCCGAATCAGGACGAAGGCGAATACAGGCCTGTTGGGTCATCGCAAGTTCAAGTGCGCGTAGCACTTTGCCCCCGTTCGCAGCCTTTTGACGAGAGCGTCGACTCTCTCAATGTGGCGATCGGCGTGGCGCAGATGGCGGGATTCCGAATCGTTATCGAGAAAGTGCGTAAGGGATGTCCTGGATTTCAGAACGCCGGACCGGTGCTCGCTCACTTCCTCAAGTCCAAGGATACCCATCTGTTTCTCGGCGCCGATGATGTTGTCTATCCTCCCGATACCCTGGTGCGGCTGATCAATGCCGACAGGGATATTGTTTCGGGAATCTATCGAAAGAATCGCCTTGACCGGATAGAGCCCGCCAACCTGGTTGAGTCGGGAGAGAAATTTCTTGCGTGCCTGCATGAAGGCGGTATCTATGAAACTGAGTTCGCCGCCGGCCACACCATGACGATCAAGCGGGCCGTGATTGAGAAGATGGTTGCCGATTATCCCGAGCTCGAATACGACGACAAGAACGGTTCGGGAGAAGTCCACTACGGGTTGTTCCTTCCTATTATCGAAAGCAGGCAATGCTATCAGGATGACTGGTCTTTCTCGATTCGAGCCCGAAAAAGCGGTTTCCGTATCTGGAATGATTTCGGAGTTAAGCTGAAGCACTTCTGCGGAGACTTTCTCGGATTTGAAGCTCTGGAGAAGATAGAGGTCACCAATGCCGGCAGCTAGCGGTGGAAAGGGAAGCAAGGGAGGATCGAGCGGTGGAGCATCGAATGCTGCACTTCATGACGACGAGGACTTGATGGCGCGGCGCCGCGTACTGTTCGCCGAGTGGAAGGGAAAAAGGAAGTCCGGCAAAGCCAAACACCCCAACCACATCATCGACTATTCGAATTCTCCTGCACCTCCGGTAAAGAGAGGCTGATCATGGCAAAATCGCAAGCGCAGATGTCCGACAAGGAGCGCGAAGAAAAATGGATGGCCGAAAGCGATGCTCGCACGCTGGCTGAGGCTGACGTGATTCGCAACGATGAGAAGCGTCTCGGCAAGGCGCAGGAAGCCGCCAAGCGTCTGGCGGAAGAAGCGCAGGAGCAGGCCGACGCCATGCGGAGAGCCGGAAAAGGGATGCTCGAATATTCAAATTCCCCAAAACCACCAAAGAAAAATTGACTTTCGATGCATTAAGTGGTTTGCTTCTATGAAAGAAGGAATGAATGCCTGAAGACAATCAAACGACGTCTGAATCCCTGGGATGGAGAGCTGGACTGCCGGGCGATCTCCAAAAGGACGAAACCTTTTCGCAATTCAAGACGGTTGGCGATTTCGCCAAGCACCATCTTGAGGTTTCGAAAAAGGCTACCGAACTGGAGGGAAAGCTCAGCAATTATGTTCCCAAACTTCCGGATAATGCGACGGATGAGGACCGTAATCTCTATTACGAAGCTTTAGGCAGACCAAAAACCGCCAGCGAATACGAGTTTGACGGAGAGGACAAGAACGCCACCGAGTGGACGAATGAGTGGAAGCAGCAATTTCATTCTCTAGGCTTGACGAAAACTCAGGCCAAAGCATTGAGTTCCGCATGGAATACTTCGATACAGAAGATGGTCGATGCGCACAATGCTTCCGTTCAGAATGAAATGAAGTCTGCCGAAGCGAAGCTCAGAAGCGAGATGGGCGACAAGTACGATACCAACGTGGAACTGGCCAAACGAATGACCCAGAAGCACCTGGGCGCGGAATTCGATAAGACGTTCAACAATCTTCCGGCGGAATCCCGTTTCGGAGTTGTCAGGCTTCTATTGAAGGTTGCGTCATTGACAGGTGAGGATGTGTCGCCAAAGGCAGGGCATACTCAATCGGGATCCAAGGTGAGCTTTATTGAGTACGACAAGAGCCCAGCGCCTCCAAAGAGATAGCTAAGGGAGACTCGTTATGGCTGTTGATGTATCGCAATTGGGGTACAGCACATTCACCGACATCGTCGCGAATTACTCCTCGTCCGATGCCGCCGCGAGGTTCATTCTTCCAAAGCGCGTGCTTGACCGCATGACGCCCCTGGTAAGAATGTTGCCTCTGGTATCAAGCAACAATATTCTATCCAATATCGCTACCCGTACCGATTCTCTACCGGTGGCGAGTACCCGCCGCTTCAATGAGGGCATCAAGGCCACGGCGGCTAAGAACGCTCCGATCAATGATCCGATCGCCATGTTCGAGGACTATTCCGAGGTCGACAAAGACCTTTGGGAAATCCAGAATGATCCGAACGCCTGGCGGGCCGATCAGGACATGAACCATATCGAAGGCCTCTTCCAGTTGATGGAGTCCACTCTTCTTTATGGCTCTCTGGCAACCAATCCCGGAGGCTTCAACGGCCTGGCTACCCGATTCAATAATCTTGAATCCTATCCGAACGGTGATCAGAGCTGGCAGCCTAATGTGTGGAACGGCGGCGCTTCTTCCGGAAATGTCACCAGCGCGTGGATGATCGAGTTCGGTGACGATACGGTGTATGGAATCTATCCTCCAAATACCCCGGCCGGTCTGAGCATTCGCGATCTGGGAGAATCGACAAAGGAGCTGGCAAGCGCAACCGGCGCCCAGGGACTGAATTACATGTACCAGGTTCTTCGCACTATGCTGCGCTGGTACCTTGGCATTCAGATCGCCGACGAGCGGTGCGTGCAGCGGATCTGCAATATCAACCCGACGGCACTCTCGACAAATAACTTCGATGAGAACATCTTCATTCAGGCGAAGAACTGGTTGCCGCGTGCCGGCGAGGCTCCCGGTACCATCATTCTCGTCAACCGGGCGCTCAAGACGCAGATCGATATCCGGGCGGTATCGCAGAAGATCAATACCTATTTCACGCCTCCCGGCGATGGATCGATGGATGTGTTCGGGAAAGCTGTTACCAAGTTCCAGAACATTCCGATTTACGTGGCGGAAAAAATTCTCTCGACCGAAACGGTCCTGACCTAGGAGACGAATATGCCAGTTACCGATGCACTTCTCTACGTCCACGGCACAGGAACTGCGGCGGGCGGAGCTATCACCAATACGTCCGGCGTAATCGGCGATGCCCTGTGCTGGGCCGGAACGAATGGAACTTCCGGATCCGTCTACAGCAACCTTGAACTGGATTTCGGACCTCCTAACGCCGGGTCCACATCCCCTTATCTAGTTCAATTTCCATCCTCTTACGAAAAACTATATAGCTTCCCTCCTGAGGTTGTTGGCGATGGCGGCGTCGAGTGGGGCCTGCACATGGTGGTGTGCCAGACCTTCAACAGCGCAACCAGCATCCAGGTGGAAATCTGTACTTCAGCGGCAACTGCGGCGCTCTATACAACCAGTCCGCCGAACCCGATTGCGGCACGAACCTTCTCCCTCTCGCAGCTTCAGGTTGCCGGGGCGCACTACTTTATCCCCGTCAATCAGGCGGCCGTTCAGGAATTTCTTCGTACCTACAATGCTTTGACCGGTGGAACTCCGACGCAGGGAACCGTTATCCAGTGGTTTGGCCCGAAGACTGGCGGAGAGCAGTAGATGAAGGTGGAAGCCAAATGCATTGCCCGTGCCTGGGATAGTCAAGCATGCGTGCTTTTCTATCCCGGCGAGGTTTCGACAATCGAGCATGATGGCCATCTTGCCGAATTGAAGGTGGGAGACAAGTTCGTGTTCGAATTCGATCGAACGATGTCCGGAACCGGATGCTCTCCTGCTATCGGAGGTTTTGTTTGCCGGGTATGCAAACGTTCCTTCGATACGCTGAATCTTCTGGGAACACATACCCGTTCGGCGCACAATGATACGCCTCTTGTAAATCGGCCAGCGGACGTCGACGACGAAAAGATTCAGCTTGACGGCAGAGGAAAGAAGAAGAATAAGACATTCACCTGTAAGGATTGCGGAGAGACAGTCCCCAATCTCTATGCTCTTCGCGTTCACAAAAAGGGGCACAGACAAGCCGCCGAGACTACACCTGTCCCGGCATAGGGGTAGTCGCCTTGAATTATTCGCAGGTAGGCATCTCGAACGTTGCGCTGAACCGGATAGGAGCCCGGGGAGAGATTGTCAGCATCAACGAAAATAGCCCGAACGCCGTTAAGGTGCTGAATGTTTGGGATGCCGTGTTTCAGGAAGTCCTCTCCGAACGCGATTGGAAATTCGCCAAAACCAGAGCCTCCTTACAGCTCCTCTCTGCATCCTCGTTCATGGGATCCATCTCCGGAAACGTTCTCACCGTTTCCTCTGTTTCTTCCGGAACAATTGCCGCGCAGCAGCCCGTATATGGACCCGGCATTCCCATAGGAACGATCATCACCAGCTTTGGTTCCGGCTCGGGCGGCACCGGAACGTACAATCTTAATAATAGTCTGTCGATATCTGGCGAGACTATGCAGACTGGAGCGGTTCCGCTGTACGCCTATCGCTACGCATGGGCGCTTCCCGGCGACCTCCTGCGCTTCGTTCGTCCTCACAAGAGACCAAGGGACAAGAGGCGGTTTACTTATCTATGGGGTCCGGAGGGATGCGGATGGTACCGGCGGGAAGATCCTCCATTCTGGCCTGCAGAGCATGCTTATGTTGTCGAATCGATCCAGAATGGAACTATAGACGCCAATGACAATCCTGCATATCAGCAGGCCGCTTTGACGGACTACGGCGGATTCTATGGACCGGCAAAGATCAACTACATTCGCCTGATTACCGACTACACGCAATTGATGCCCGGTTTTGTTAATTGCCTCACCTATCGCTTGTCTCAGGAATTGTCGATAGGAATCACCGAGGACAAGCAGAAGTGGCAGATCATGGAAGAGAAATACAAGGAAAGCCTGAACTCTTCCGAAGCGCAGAATGAATGCCTGGACTTTCAGGAAGACGAAGCCGGGTCGGAATCCTGGGTTGAAGCCGGAAGATACGTAAACATATGGTAAGGAATCCATGGCGCCAAAGACATACCCAGTCCGCAATGCTTTCAACTCCGGAGAAATTTCGGGTCTCGTAGATTTCAGGGACGATGTTTCGAAGTACAGTTCGGCATGTCTTACTCTCGAGAATGCAGTCCCCCTGGTCGAAGGCGGAGCCAAGAAGATGCCGGGAACATACTTCGCGGGACCGGCAACGCTTGGCGGCAGTCTCTTTACCGGTTCGATCTCAGGAACTAATCTCACCGTTTCCTCTATTCAATACGGAACCCTGCAGCCAGGGCAGCAGATTTCCGGGTCTGGAGTCTCTTCCGGGACTACGATCGTAGCCAATTCCTTTACCGGATCGATTTCAGGAACCACTCTCACGGTGACGGCAGTCGCCACAGGATCGCTTGCAGTCGGGCAGCTTATTCTAGGACCAGGCATTGTTGGAGGAACGACAATAACAGCATTGGGAACGGGATCGGGCGGGACTGGAACCTATTCGATAAACAACTCTCAGACCGTTCCATCGGAAGCTATCATCTCGATCACGCAAGGCCCGGGCGTCTACGTGGTGAGCGCTTCGCAGACGGTTGCAAGTACTTCGATGAGGAGCTCCACCAGCGGAAAGAGCCGCCTGGTTCCCTTCCAGTTTTCGACAGCGCAAGGAGCCGTACTTGAATTCTCAGCCGGACTCATCCGCATCTGGGAACCTACCGCTCCGGGGCAATGGTCTCTCGGTCTGGTTGCGGCGCCGGCTTCAGGGAATTACAATCCGGCTACCAGCTACGTAAATGGGAATGTTGTTGTTGTCGGTCCATTCTGGCAGATACGTCCATGGAATCAGACGCCCGCTGGAAGCCTATTTATCGCTACACCATATGGAACGACAAACGCTGGAACTATTCCTATTACGCTATCGGTCAATGGATCTGATTCCTTGAGCGTTACGAAGACAGGCAGCTCTCCCGTTCAGGGAATCAACATCGCCCTGGCGAATGCCACTCCCGCAAAGAATACCGCTGCATTGATCCAGGCGGCAATCCGTGCTCTCGTGTCTCTCAACTCTTCCTCTTCGAATTATGTTGACCTGTCGCAATGGACAGTAACTCCAGATGCTACTTATTATGCTAGCCCGTGGATAACCGGATTACCGGCACTGCCTTCTAATTTTCCTCCTAAGCCGTTTCCTCCTCGAAATATCTACCTATGGGATAGTAACTGGATAGGGGTATGTGTATCGGCGAATCAGAATGACGAGTTTCCCCTGACGACAGCTTTCGGTGAAGTCGGGAATCCCTTTGTCACTTGGAACTCTACTTTCTGGAACGCATTTAGCGGCATCGAGTCTCCTATTCAAATTTCCACCCCCTACCAGGAAGAAGACTTGTTCGCACTCGATTGCAGCACGCAAAGCGCGGATGTCTTGTGGGTTTTCCATCCAAACTATCCGCCTGCATCCGTTCAGAGGCTTGGAGCCAATCTTTGGCAGTACAGCACATCGCTTCCCGGATCTAATCCAAATTTTCCGACATACCGAGGGACTACGGATGTCGTCAAAACAGGATACTCGGCACTCGGACAGTCAATTACCGCTATCACTCAGGCGAACCCGGGAGTGGTTACGGTAAGCTCGACAAACTCATCTTTCGCGCAGGGAGATCTGATTTATATCAACCTTGTAGCGGGAATGGTCGAGCTTAACGAAGGTCAGTTCTTTGTCGATAATCCATCCTTCGATGGGAACGGTAATCTGACGTTCAATCTGAAAGATGTCAATACCGGAGTGGATGTTAACACCACCGGATTCGTGAAGTACGTAAGTGGAGGATTCGCGGTAAAAGTTGTTTCCATGTTCGCTCAGGCTGGAGACTATCCGGCATGCGGAACGCTCTATCAGGAGCGCCTTTGCGTTGGTGGAAGTATCAATAATCCTACACAGATAAATGGCAGCGTGCAGGACGATTATCCCGATTTTATCTGCGATCCAAATGAAGACGACTTCGCCATTCAGTTCACCCTGGTATCGAACAAGCTCGATCAGATTCTAAACATGATCGGAACCCCGAATGCGCTTGTAATCGGGACAGCCGGCGGCGTATGGATCATGGCAGGAACCAATGGAGCATCTCTTTCGCAGACGAACGTTACCGCAGCAAAGCAGACAACCGTTGGAGTAGGCCAGGTTCAGCCACAGCTTGTCAATGATGCCGCTATCTTCATTTCTCGATCTTCCAAAATAGTTCTCTTCCTGGTATTCAATTTCGTCTCAAACCAATGGGACAATTACGATCTGACGCGCCTCAATCGCAACATTACCCTGGGATCGACGGCGGAAACTTCCGGAATCGCTCAGACCGGATTCCAGGTTGAGCCGTACCCTATTTTCTGGGCGGTGCGTAATGATGGCCAACTGATCGGCTTGGTATTTAACCGGCAGGATCAGGTGTACGCATGGTTTCGCATCAACATGACTCAGGAGGGAGGCCTGGTCGAATCGGTAGCCGTGATTAGCGGATCAGGGCAAGAGGATCAGGTTGTCGTAGTGGTCAATAGGACGATCAACGGAGTATCGAATCGGTATATTGAATATTTTATGCCGCAGGAGCTTTTCGGCCAGCTATCGAATGCCTTTTTTGTTCATTGCGGCCAGCAATTACAGCTGGATGGTCCATTCAATATCACCGCTATCAACCAGGGGAATCCCTGCGTCGTCACGGCGCCCGGCCATACTTTTACCAATGGAGAGTTTGTTCAGATTGCCAACGTACAGGGAATGACGGAGATCAACCAGGATAAGACCGAGGCTTATACGGTTACCAATGCCGCAACAGACACCTTTCAGCTATCGGGAATGGACTCGAGTTCATTTCATGCTTATACCGGAGGCGGAACTGTGATGCGTGTATCGAACCAGGTAACCGGTATGAGCTACCTCGAAGGACAGACAGTAACGGCGGTTGGAGATGGCGCTTTGATTCTTGAGCCCACCACGGTTACTTCCGACACCGTAATGTTCCCGTACTACTGCAATCTGATTACTATCGGAATCCCCTTTGGCGTCACCATACAGCCTACCAACCCGGTATTGACTACTCAGACTGGGACTACGCGGGGCATGAAGCAAAAGCTCGAACGGGTAACGTTGTCTCTTTACCAATCGATGGGAGGCCAGTATGGAACCGATCTCGATCACATGTACGATATTCAATATGGACCAGGAGCGCAAGGTAAAACTCCGGCGATGTCCACATTCGAATTTACTCGCGATATCGATGCGGACTGGAGTGATCTCTCGACCTTCTATGTGAACCAAAGCGATCCTTTTCCCTTTACTTTAAGAGGTTTAGTGATGAGAATGAGCTACAACCAGGACTGAGGAAGGCATGCAATATCAGGTTGTTCCATTGAATATCGATCATCTGGACAGGCTTTTTGCGGATCAACCTGAATCCGAACTCGTCATCCAATCCCGGCTGGCTTACCTATCTCCGGGAAGCTCCGCACTCTGCCTGCTTGAAGATGGAATTCCGGTATTCTGCGGCGGTATTGTCTCCCTCCAGTGGCACCGCGGAGAGGCGTGGATCCTTCCCAATCATTTCTTTCGATCTCACTTGAAGCTTTGCTTGAAGATTTTACGCGACCAGATGCCGCGTCTGGCTTCTCTCGGAAAATTCCGCCGGGTGCAGGCGACCTGTCTTAACGGATCATCGGCTAAGCTGTTTTATGTCTTGGGATTCGATTATGAAGGAACTATGAAGAAGTTTGGCCCGGGCGGGGAGAGTTGCCAGATGTGGGCAAGGGTATTCGAGGTAGGCATATGACGCCTCAGGTCATGTCTGGCAGCATCTTTGGTCTGGGAGTTCTGTCCTCCGTGCTTACCGGATTCGGCAAGTATTCTTCAGGACAGCAACAGCAGGCAGCCTATGACTACAACGCGCAAATCACCCTTGAAACCATGCGCGACCAGGTCGAGGCGAACCAGCAGAAGACGTCGTCGCTTATTGGCCGGCAGGCGAGCTCGTATGCCGCTTCTGGAGTCGATATCGCTTCCGGGTCGCCGCTGCTCGTGATGGCCGCTACGGCGGCGCGTGGCGCCAGGCAGGGAGAACAGATAAGAGAGCAGGGAGAAGATCAGGCGGCTCTGCAGCGGTACTATGGAAAGATTGCGGCCTATAGCGGCACCATGGGAGGTATCGGTTCCTTCCTTAGCGGCATAACACAGGCTTCGACAGGGTACTATAACGCTACATCAAATCCGAAACCTTCTGTACAATCCGGCGGCGGCAATATCCCGACCGGGGGAGATTGGGACTGATGGCACGCATACCTGGAGTCCCTGATCTCGAACCGGTTTCACGTCCATACATCTCTCCTCAGGAAGCCGGTCAATCCGGAGTTGCGATTGCGGAAATGGGGCAGGAGATATCCGGTATAGCCTCTGAGGGTCTAGCGTTGCAGGCGCATATCCGCAAGGCTCAAGCGCATGTCGACTCCCTTGCCGCCAGCAACGAACTCGATGCCGCTTTCCGGCAGATGCAGACTGATCTTGCCAAGACGCAGAATTCCCAGGATGTTCCTCAAGTCGTCGAGCACTACAAGGAAAGCCTGAACGAAATCTCAAAGAAATGGTCGCAATCTCCGGCGGCAATACAGATTCAGATGTCCGCCGACAGCCTGCGTCCGGAGATGGATCAGCACGCGCAACTCCGCCAGGTGGATCTGATGGGAAAGGAATTCAAGATTGCGCTCAATCATCAGGGGCAGATATTGTCGCAGGATTATGCCAGTGCCCGGGCCGCAGGCGATTCCGGAGGGGAAGCGGCAGCGCTCGATGCCTACAGCAGGGCGGTAGAGGGCGGCGTGCAGACGGGGTTGATAGGACAAGTTGAAGCTCAAGAAAATATTCGCCAGTTTCGCCGTGCGGGTCAGACTATGGAAGTTAGACAGGCGCTGGATAGCCTTAATCCGGAGACAAACCAGAAGATGATCAATGAATTGACGTCCAGTCCGGACAAGTTCCCTGATCTGACGAAGGAGGAAATCGGAGACCTGATCGAGCGCGGCAACACGGCTTTCATTAACCACACCCGGCAAAAGGAGTGGGCGCAAAATCAACTGGTGAAGCAGACTGTAGTTCCTGCGATCATTAAAGACAATACGGACACGCAAACCGGCATATTCCATCTCGACCAGGCTCTTAAGGCAGTCAGTCATCTGCCTCCCGAACAGGAGGCTGTAGCGGCGGAAGAAGTGCGCAGTCATGCCGCCAATGCGAATGCAGATCTTCTCGATCGGCTGAACAAGGCAGACAATCAGATCGAAAGCGCAATTGCTCACAATGATTTTAGAGGAGCTCGCCAGATAACGGACGCCCTGAGAGCGACGACAGAGCAGGCTGGACTCCCCTGGTTCTCTAGCCAGACGAGGATCATCGACGCCGCCCGGCGCCAACACGAGGCTGAATATCGAGCCAATTTCAACTTCGATACGCGGATACAGAAAGCACAGGAAACCGCTAGCAGCACCTTCCTCGCCAACCAGCTTATCCCGCGAATTACCTCAGGACAGATAACGCAGCAGGATTTGAATAATGCTGTCGGCGAAGGACCGGGAAAGATAAACTACAGAAACTACCTACAGCTTACACATCTTCTCAATCAGGTGCAGAAGGAGCCCGATACTCAGGCGGCATTGAATGTTCTCTATGATTCCCTTCCCGCTCCACCAAAGACGGCGCCGGCAGACCAGCAAGCGCAATATGACATGATGAAGTGGAATTTGTACGAACAATGGCAGCAGGGAGTAGCTGAGAAACAGCTCAAAGGAGAGGATAAGACAAAGTATGCCATTGAACTTGTAAAGCCTTTTGTTGCCAAGGACGTAGCAGATAGGTTGGATCAATTACTTGGAGGACCGCAACAGACGCAATCGCAATCAGTGAAGAGCTTCATCGGAACTGGTCTTTCATGGATAGGAATTGCCACGCCGTGGCAGCTTCCGGAGGTGACACCGTCGAAATCGGGATTTCCTTCCACTCCGAAAGAGGGCGATAAGAAGAAGAATTCTAGCGGCGACAATCTAATCTATCGCGGCGGCAAGTGGGTTATCCAGTAATGGCTGACAACGTTCAGATCGATCCTAATACCGGAGAGCGTATTGCGGCGCCGCAGATCGACCCTCAGACCGGAGAGCGTATCGGCCAGCAAGCAGGGAATCCCATTTCCACCAAGATGGCTTCTGATGCATGGAAGGCCGCAACATACAGCAAGATGCTCGACACTTCTCCAGGATATGCCTACCAGAACATTGACCAGATCGACAAGCAGATGCACATGCATAGCAAGGATTTCGATTCGAGCATTGGCTATGCGGCGAAGACAGGCTGGGAGGATACGCCTTTCGGGATGGCGATACGCGGCCAAGCCCCCGAGCCATTCGAATCTGATGATCTTCTCGGCAACTTTGTCCACGATGTTGTCAGTATGGCGACCGATCCCTCATTCATTATTCCCACCCTGGTAGGTACTGCGGTTGGGGCTCCCGAGGTTGGAGCTGCGGTGGGTTTTGCTTTGTCTCCCGCTCTGCGGCAGGGACTGATGGATCATTACACGCGTGGCAATGTCAAAGACTTCGGCGAGTTGGCTTATCGGGCTGGAGACATTCTCTGGTCTGCTGCAAAAGGTTTGGCAACGGGAGAGGCTGGCGTACTGGCTGGAAAGCTTCCTGTGGGCAAGATGATCGGGAAGAGTGTTCTCGGATCGGCAGCCTTGCGGGGGTTCTATCAGGCCAGCGCAATGACGGCGGCAGGGGATCTACTGAACGGTCAGATACCGAAGATGCAAGACTTCGTTCGTTCCGCCGCCGTCATGGTTCCCCTGAATATCGCGACAGGCGGAGTTCTCTTGCGCGGTAAGCCGGCTGAGCAGGCGATGCAGGATGTCTATGCTCAGACCGGACAGTCTCCCGATGAATTAGCAGTCAAGCTTTCTGCTCAGCCTCCAGTGGTCCGGGATCTGCCTCCAGGATTACGCCCGGCAATCGACATAGGCGAAGGAGCATTCATTCAGGCTGATCCCGGCGAAACTCACCCTGAACTCGCCGAGAGGATTCTGGGAGAAAAGGTTGTTTCGCTTGATGAACTGAATGCCGATCCTTCGCTTGCCGACAGAGT